ATTTTCTTTCCTTTCCCCTCCGGAATAAATCCGGAGGAATCAATGGCATATAGCTCCTCATGGAACCGTTAACGTGTTGCTGTAATGTGTATCTATCCTTAACCCCGGAGGGTGTCCAGCTTTTTCCATCTGCATGGTACAATGTTTAGCAAACCGCATACATATTCTTCTGCAAAAATACAGTTTTCGCAATATTCATGCTCTTTGCAATATTTTTTGAGCGTCTCCGCCGCTTTTCTTGCTTCTGAGTCTCCTACTTTTCCCATTACGCCATCTCCCTGATCGTGATACTATACCGTTCAAGCATCAGTTTTCTCTTGATGATATATTCCGGATTTTTTCTTGTGCGCGGGGATTTTACGTCCTCAACAACAATCTTTCCCTCTTTGTCTGTGTAGCGGAAATCTGCTGTATATGATACGGGGCGTTCTGTAGTGCCATCCTCTCGTTTCTGGCTGCCTATAAGGATGTATCTAGCCTGTCGCTCTAATCCTGTAATTTTCCCCGCTTGTTGCATCGCCGCCAGCTCTAAATAGCGATGCATTTCTCTTTTGCTATCAAACTTCCCATCTTTCGTAAAAATCTTTTTATTTCTAAACTTATTCACAGATAATTCCTCCCAAATGTTTTGATAAATTCTTCCCTCGTTCCGTTGTTCTCCTCCCAGTACTTCTGTGCTAGTTCTTTGAGATACCTGTCTAGCGGTCCGTTGGGATTACGATGTACCGCCTCACCACCGTTGGTATGGTGATTCAAACACAGATACACCGTAAAACCGTACTTTTCGGCTTGCTTTCTGTTGCTACTACCGTATAAGACATGATGCCTATGTAAATTTCTAGTCGTTTTGCAGAAAAAACACTCTTTTTTTGTTTGTAGTACGCTATTCATCGCTAGAATCCTCGCTTGCGAAATGATATTTCATTAAATCAGCAATCATCAGGTATTCTTTTGCGATTTTCCCGCTTCGTGTTTCTTTTACCTGTTTTCTAAATTCTTCTAAATCCCCATGGAAGCATCCGCAATTAACCATTATTTTTTTATTTTTGCCCCTATAAAAAGTTGTGCAGCGGAATTCTGTTCCGAAGCCCTGTACTAATGCATAATCTGCGTCGCCGCAAACCCATGCGTTGCCGCAAACCCTTGCGTTGCCGCAAACCCATGCGTCGCCGTAAACCCTTGCGTTGCCGTAAACCCATGCGTTGCCGCAAACCCATGCGTCGCCGCAAACCCTTGCGTCGCCGTAAACCCTTGCGTTGCCGTAAACCCATGCGTTGCCGCAAACCCTTGCGTTGCCGCAAACCCTTGCGTCGCCGCAAACCTCTGCGTTTCCGTACACCTTTGCGTTTTCGTACACCTTTGCGTTTCCGAAAACCTCTGCGTTTCCGTACACCTTTGCGTTTCCGTACACCTTTGCGTTTCCGAAAACCTCTGTGTTTCCGTACACCTTTGCGTCGCCGCAAACCCTTGCGTTTTCGAAAACCTCTGCATCGCCGGAAACCCATGCGTTGTCGGCTTGCGATACATTTTCCTCTTTCTCCACATATCCTCCAAGTTCTCCGGCTTTCACGTCTCCGAAGTCAATCAGCGCCTTAATTCTAAATAACTTTTTTCCAACCGCATTTGTGATAGATTCTGTTGTTAATTCAAATTTTTTCATTTCTCTTCTTCCTTTCTTGGCTTCCATTTTCCTAGTATTTGTTCCAATTCTCTTGGTGTTAGCGTTTCAATTCCTAAGTCTTCTGCTTCCTGTATCGTGCCTTTGATTAGCTCACTCATTTCCCGGCTGTCGTATGTATGTGAGCCTCTCATGAGCCTGTAAAATACTACCTCTTTGCCTTTTTCTAGCCGCCGTCCTATCGCAACCGTGTGAACGTCCTCTTTTTTATACATGATGTCGGTTGGGACGTTAGTTTTTAAAACTGCTATGTCCCCTTTTATCAGCTCCGGCTGTCCGTATCTGCCTATCATCAAATTTTTGACTTCCGCCTTGCTCGTGCCGACTTTCTCCGCTATTTTGGTGACCAGGACGTGGAAATAGGCGTTTGCCGACAAGCTTCTTTTCTTGCGAAACGGTTTAATTATCACGGACAGCTTTTCCAGCTTTTTCAGCTCGTCCACGCCCTTTATAAACCGCTCCGCCTCGTTAATTTCCAGGTCTTCCGATCTCTTTTTGCTAAAATAATCCACTGCTAAGTTTTTTATTTTTCCAGTTAAATCCATGCTATTTTAGTCCTAATTCCTTCATGGCTTCGGCATATTGTTGTTGTGTCGTCTGATACAATGATTTTAAGCCTCTTTGACTTGCCCATTCTTTAATTTGGGCTTCCGTCATTCCCTTTTTTTGCATCAAATCATAGAGCCGTTTTGCTTCTTTCTCTGTGATAACCTCGTTGCGTTTGTATTCGTCTGTATCCGCGTCTTTCGAGTCATCCAGAAGAAACAAGCTATTTAACGCGTATTTTCTCGCGTAGCTCGATGCTGAGCCGGTAACTTGTGCTGCATCCATCTTTTTTTTGCTTTCCTCCTCCCTGGCGTATGCTGTAGTGCGAAAACTGCCCTCGCTTTCTATGTCTTTTAAAATCGCTGTCGCCTTTATGTAAAATCGGTTGCCCAGCATAATAACTTCGTCGTTTACGGCTAATATTAAGCCTTCCCTGTCCAATAAAGGCTTTACTGCCTCATAGATGTCCTCTAAGCTCCTGTAACTATAGCCGCCATACTCACTGTATTTACTCTTAGGTACCTTTAATTCTGCCTGAATTTTTTGTAACTTTGTGTAAACATCTCCCATCTTTCTTACCTCACAATCACACTCTTAGATGTCTCAATATGTGCCCCTGTGACCTCTTTCCCGGATTTAATTGCCTTTTTAATCGCTGTCTTGTCCGCCTGTGGCTCCGGAATCCTGATGTATTCCTCTGTTAGGCTGCCTAAGTCGTCAATAGTCACAGACTCGCTATTTCTGTATGACACGCTGACTCTTGCTGTCTTGAGCTTTTTGTCTCCGAGTAAGTACGGTAAGTATTTTTTCTTGCTGTCTATACCGTTGTTGCAAGTTCTGAGCCGTTGCGTAAGCTTGTCAATCTCCTCTTTCAAAGCCTTAGCCATTGCTGTATCATTTTTTATTGATAATGCGATATTTTCGGCTTTCTGGATATTGTCAAGTTCTAATTCTTCCATGGCGCCCTCAATAATTTCTCCTGTTTCTTCGTCCATGCAGCCAATGATTGCACTGTCAATCTCGTATAGTGTCATTGCTCTAATTCCTCCTCATATCTCTCATATTCGTTGTAGTTCTCCGCACCTCGTTTGATTGCTTTGTGCGCTGTTCTACACTCATATTCTGCCTCAAGGCACTGTCTTTTTAGGTATTCCCTGACTGGGTCAACGTACCACTCCGCCATGTTTCTCCTCGCTTTCTTCTCCCCATGCCGTTTCAATGCTTTTGCTCAATTCGTTGTAGCCGCGGGCAAAAGCTTCAATTTCCTTCATCCGCAAAACACCTGTTTTTTGTACCTTGTCTTTAAATAGCTCTAAAATAGCTCTTGCAATCGCCTTGTCCTCGACTGTGATTACAACACTTGCAGGAATCACACCTTTTTTCTCCAAGACGTCCTCATACTCTCTTTTCGCAAAGCCGTTTACGCTAATCATTGTGTTATTCATAACCTAATCTCTCCTTCTTTTCTGCTATCCAATCCCCCAACGCTCCACTACATTGTTCCGGGGTATAATTTTTATTATCCTGTTCTAACCGCCCAACTATTTCTCCAAGTGTGGGTAGTTCTGGTACTGTTTCTTTCCGCTCTATCGCTCCCGCCGCTCTTATCATTTCTTGGAGCTTCGGTGGGTACTTGTCTATCTCCTTTTGTGCTTCTAACGCCGCTCTGTAGCTCCTAAGGAAATTTGACTGTATGACCGTCTGAAAGTCCGCTGAATCTACTACCGCCCAGTCATGGAGCGTCTGTGGCGTTCCTACTGCCTTTTGCAACGTAGGGGGCAGTTTGTCAAACTCCTCTCTGTAGCCGTAAATCCCATTACTGCACGCCTTTGATACTGTCGCCCATGCTTCCTGCTCGCTCAGGTAGTTACTTTCTGCTTTGAGCTTACTGGCACACTCCAAAATATCTGCCGGTGTCGGTGGAAACTTTCCGGTTGTCATGTACATCTGTGCCGCCACGCTTATCGTCTGGTAGTCGTTGTTCTTGCCTACCAGGCGGTACCACATGTCTAACGCCTGTTCGTTTGGAACAAATCCCGGAGCCGTGTAAACAGTCTTTAGTGCGGCTACGATTTTAGAAAACTCCGAAATCGTCATACATTCCGCCCCCCTCCTGTTCTTTCTGTGCCGCCCAGTGCTGTATATCTCCGTACAGTCGGTCGTTAATGTTCTTCGTGCTGTCGTTACCTGTTTTTAGTTCAAAGAATCCTAACCACTCCTTGTCTAATGACTGGTCTATGATTTTTTTCATCGCTCCCAAATCTCCGCCGGACAACTCGTGTAATTTTTTGAGCAAAGCTTTCAAGGCTCTGTCTGTTCTTACTGGCTTTCTGATTTTCTTACGCATAGCAAGGAATTCCAGAAACTTACAGTTAAGTTCTTCGTCCTCAAAATACTGTTCCGGCTCTTTTTTCGCACGCACACTCTCTTTTATTCCTTTAGTACTTGATTCCTTAAGTATTTTATTATTTAAGTATTTTATTCCTTTAGTATTTAATTGCGTTGGATTTTCCTGCATAGGTTTTTCCTGTATTGGTTTTTCCAATATAGGCTTTTCCTCTTTAGGTTCTTCCAATACAGGTTTTTCCTGTGTTGGTTTTTCGTAAATGTCGTAAACTGTACCGCTTACCTGTCCTTTTTCGTTTCTCTCACGAGTCACTTTCAGGTATCCGAACGTCTTTAACTCTTCTAATGCGGCTCTTACGCCGTCTACGCCGTCTTTGTTCAAATTTGCCAGCCCCTTAACTGTGAAATCCCAGTCTTCCGGTAAACTAAGCATAAGACTCAGTAGACCTTTTGCTTTTAAAGACATACCCTTTTCTCTAAAATGATAATTCGACATAACGGTGTAGTCTGTCGTTTTATTTATTCTCATTACTGCCATGTCTACCTCCTATCTTGACAAATCGCCAAGTCTTTTGTAAAATCTAGTTATGATTTATTTGGCAAGAGCTTAATGGTAGGGCTCTTCCTTTTTCACTTCGTGTTCTACGCCGTCTTTATCGGTGTAAAACACTTTGTCATACTCTACACCTTGTTGTCGTCCTAAAAGGGTGTAGAGTAGTCTAGCAACATACTCTGGTCTCGGAGGTTCGTTCATTTTTTACTCCTCTCTTTTCGTAAGTTCCTGACATTGCAAGAATTTATTAATAAAATATTGCTGTCCCTTACCCGTGACTTTAGTTGTCTTGGTGATGATATTTTCACCCGCTCCGTTAATGTAGGAGCCTTCCTTGATTTCAAACAATCCAAGCTCCATACCTTTCTGGGTTGGCATGTTTCTGCCTGACCCACGTTTGAGTAGAAAGCCATTTTCACGCATCCAAGAAAACAATCTTCGTTGTCCGATTTCGATGCCGTTCTGTTTTAACAGCTTCGCAAGCTCACCAATCAAAATTGAGGTCTGACTTGCTGAAACGGCATCTGCAAACACTTCTTTCGGTCGCATACGCTCAACGTTTTCAAGCAAAACTGCATTGTCAGCTTTTAAAGATTCGATGGTTTTGTCAGCCATTCTCAAAGCTCTTGCAAAAACTTGTTCCGGCGTGTTCCATGCTTTTTCTAAGTCGATGAAATACTGACGAATCAGTTTCCCTTTTTCTGTTCTGGACATTAAACAAATGTGTTTTGCCATATCTACAGATAACTTGTAATCGTGTAAGTCTCTAATCTGTACCCCGCCGTTGTTCTGAACCTCCGTACTCACAAGTACGCTGGTGAAATCTTCGTTTTCAGCAAACCCTTGCGAATTTACTTCAAACCACGCTGAAAATCTTTTGCTTACGCCAAGGGCACCATGTAAATCTCTTGCAGAGACAGTTGGTTGCTCTGTATCATAGTTGACAGGAATTAAATTTTCCATCTAGTCACCTTCTTTCTGTTCTTCACATTCCTGCTTCTTATTACTTGCCATTGCTTCACCCATGCCAAGTAAGTAGCCTTTATTAAATTCAGACATATTAGGAATAGCTTTTGTTATAGCTTCAAGAATCTGTTTTTCTTTTTCTGACATTTTCAGCACCTCTCTTTCTTGACCTGCCATCATCAGTACCGGGAGGTCGTCTCCGGCAGACGGTCATTTCTGACCGTTTCGGCTATTTATTTTCTAAAATAATTTCAAGCCCATTTTTTTCTGTCACTCTCATTTCAGTAACTCTTTTGTCTAAAAGCTCGTCCGTTTCACAACCCAAAAAGTAGTCCGCATAGTGCTCTGCTTCGAACTCCATACCAAACATTGCTACTACTATTCTAATTAATGTGCTATTGTCGATTACCATTAAAATATCGTATAATTTCATCCTGCTTCCCTCCTGTGTGGTCGTCTTGTGTTTCTTAGCTTAGTTATACTTTACCATAACCCAGATATATTGTCAACAGTTTTTTATAACTCAGTTATATTTTTTGTTGACTTTGTAATTACCATGGTGTACTATACTAATTAGAAAGGAGGTGTCAAAAATGAATCGTCTTAACGAAAGAATTGATTATCTGATAAAGAGTCTTGGAATGAAAAAAACAGCTTTTGCTGAAAAGCTTAATGTATCACAGGCTTTTGTATCACAATTATGTTCAGGGGTTAAACAGCCTAGTGAAAGAACAATACAGGACATATGTACCAAATTTAACGTCAATGAAGATTGGCTACGAACTGGAAACGGCGAAATGTTTATCGAATTAACAAGAGATGAACAGATAGAAAACTTTGTCGGTGATGTACTGAAAAGCGAGGAAGATTCTTTTAAAAAGAAATTTATTTCGATGCTTTCGGCGTTAGATGAATCTGACTGGGAAGTTCTTCAAAAGATGGTGGAGTTAATGCAGGAAAACAAAAAGGGCTGATTATTTCAGCCCCAGCAAAGCCTTGATGTGTACGTAGATGAGCCGCAAACAACGCTCATCTGCCATATCAAGCATTTTAATAATTCCTTTCCTGTAATCCATGTAACCCCTCCTGTTATCAAATCTTTACTGCATTATATGATGCACGTATCTCATTTATTCATTTTGGACATTATTTTCAGCAAATCCCTTGATATTTTATTCAATATCCTGTATAATTTTACCTAAATTATTAATATAGTAATAATAAAAAAAGGAGCAGAAGATATGAGCAAGGAAAAAACTAAAGTTTGCAAGCATTGCAAAGAAGAGATTGACGCAAAAGCTAAAGTGTGTCCTCATTGTCGGAAGAAACAGGGCGGCAAGTTGAAATGGGTAATTATCATTATCATCGTTCTGGCTGTTTTAGGAATGGCAATGGGTGGTGGTGACGATGACAGTTCTTCCACTGATTCTCAGACAAAGAGTACCACCGCAACAACAGCAGCCAAGAAAGAAACCGCTAAAAAGGAAGAAACAAAAGAGAAAGACAGTGTAAAGGTTGGCGAATCTTTTGAGAATGACGGTTTAAAAGTAACTGCTAAAAAGGCTGAATTTGGATATGATGGTGGAGAGTACTTTACTCCAAAAGATGGATGTGAATATGTAGCTGTAGACTTTACTTGCGAAAACATCGCAGAAAAAGGCGACAAATATGTGTCTGTATCTGATTGCGAATGCTATGCGGACAATTCAGCTTGTGAACAGCAATACATAGGAAACAGTGATTTTGTCAACACTAATTTGTCTCCAGGAAAGAACGTAAGCTTTACAGCATATTACGAAGTGCCAAAAGATGCAAAGAAAGTGATTTTAGAATATAGCGCTTCGTTCTGGACAGACAAGAAGATAACTATTAATTTAAAATAATTAGTCCACTAACAGGGCAACTAACAAGAGGGAAGAATCAGTTTTTCCCTCTTTTCTTTTTTCCTCAAAATAATAAAAAAGCACCTGCCGAAACAAGTGCTTTGCCTTCCAGAATGGAACTATTAATGTTTTTAAGGTACAAAACTAAGCTAACATTTACATCCCAAAATGGAGCTATTAAAAACCTTATCTATATCCTACTCCCCTTTTACCGTATTTGTCAATAAGTTCTTTTACTGCATCTATGTTTTCTTGTATAGTATTGTATTCAGAATTACGATGTCCTCCAAATGCATGATAATCATGGTAATAATACCCAATACTAATGTATCCGTTTGGCATTTTTATTCGAAACTCATTATTTGACTTAAAAACCATTCCCTCAGGCAAGGTGGCTAAGAATCTGTCCAATTTTCTTCTTTTATTAAATTTTAATTCTTGCATATTACTCTCCTCTGCCCTCGCAACCTCCGGGGCGGGTACTTAATTACTGAACCTCTATATTAACGATATTAATAAGTGTGCAATCTGCACTTTCTTTCTCCGGCGGATTCCGCCGCCGGTCGTGTATTTATTATAAAGATTCTATTTTATCAGCAACTGTCCAGAGGATTTTTTTAATTAAACTTCCTCCCGGATTCTTACAAAACCAGTCTTCTTTTTTACAGTCGTAATACAATTTAGCTCCAAATCCCCAGTCAATAAGGTTTAACGCTTGACGCTGCGCAAAGCTTTTATATTCATCTGTGCAGATGCCATTAATAATTCTTCCACGTCCCATAGTTTCGGGTGTGTTAGTTTCCTTAACTTCCAAATATTTTTGAAAGTCATTAATATAGATGCGTTTCATGTCGCCCTTCTCCCACACCTTATAGCCAAGTCTGAGAAGTTTTTCTTCCATTGTCTCTTTCATATGCTTTGCTTCCTTCCATGCTAGTTTTAATCCTTCGGAGATGCAAAGACCTGCTGCCTTAACATATCTCCATGCGTTTTTCATAATGTTTGATAAGTTGTATCTTTTAACTGTTTTCTTCATTTCTTTGTATCTCCTCTCTTGATTTAATTAGATTATACACGATAATGACTATTATGTCAAGGGAAAAATACACGAAAATATATTATTTTTTTCTTGATATTTATTTCAAAATAATGTACTATATATTTATAACGATTAAAGGAGGCTTCAAAATGGAAACACGAGCAAGAAAAAGAAGCAACATATATAAAGGCAGTATCTCATATAGTAATTTATGGGACACGTTAGAACGTAGAGGGTTAAAGCGTTCCAACCTATTAGATAAGGAAAGTTTCAATCTTTCTCCGGCACTGGTCAATAAGTTGCGGCACGATAGAAACGTGAACATAGATACAATTATGTATTTGTGCGAGAAATTGGACTGTCAGGTGTGCGACATTGTGGAATATAAAAAATAATACATCTTCGTGTATTTTTTTCTTGACATAATAGTCATTATCGTATACAATGGAATTAAATTAAAAGAGGAGATGCAAAGAAATGAAAAATTTTGGAGAAAAGTTAAAGGAACTAAGAGAAGAACGCAACTTATCTCAAAAAGAACTTGGTGAAAAAATGGGAGGAATAACACAGCAGACCATAGCACAGTACGAAAAGAAGGAGACGGTTCCGAAGCTTGAAACCGTCTCAAAAATAGCTGATGCTTTGGAAATTAATCCCAATATCTTTTATTCTGATTTTTCGCAATCTGTGGCGGACGATTCAGGAGGAATCGGCGAAAAAATCAAAGCTGTAAGCCTACAAAAAGGAGTTTCGCAGACGGCACTTGCTAAAACTCTAGGCGTTTCAACTGCCATGATTTGCCAGTACGAGGTTGGAAAAAGAAAGCCAAAGGTAGAGACCTTGTCAAAGATTGCAGGTGCTCTAGGTGTCGATTTAAAAGTTTTTTATGATGATTTACCAAAAGAAAATATGGAATTAAAAAGATATGAAAACATAGCATTGGTTAACGAATTTGAAAACGCTTGTTTTCGCTTGGTTAACTTTCCGGACAGTGAAGAAATAACCGAGAAATACGAAAATCTCAGAAAAAAGCTAATAGACAGGCTTAGTTGTATGTAGATAGCAGCACCCGCCCCGGAGGTACGAAGGAAGGAAGGGAAATAAATGAAAAGAGCCGCTTTATACGTGCGAGTAAGCACGCAAGAGCAGAAGAACAGCGGATTGTCCGTTGATTCGCAGATAGATGCGCTTGAAAAATATTGTGAGGAACAAGGTTATACGGTTGCCGGTATTTATAACGATGCTGGCATATCTGCACGTAAAAAATATACAAAACGCCCTGCTCTTTTACAATTACTTGAGGATTGCAGGCAACATAAGATTGATATAATACTCTTTACGCGCCTTGACAGGTGGTTTAGAGCCGTTGCAGGGTACTACGAGGTACAAAGTGTACTTGATGCGTGTAAAGTGCCTTGGAGGGCCATCTGGGAGGATTACGAGACAGAGACAAGCCAGGGAATTTTTAAAGTTAACATCATGCTGTCCGTAGCGCAGGCGGAGGCAGACAGGGACAGTGAGAAAATACGCTCCGTTATGGAATTTAAACGGAGCAACAAGGAATATATCGGCGGAAAAGTGCCGGTAGGTTATCGCGTAGAAGGGAAAAAGATTGTAAAAGACGAAGAGACGCGAGGAATAATTGAGGATATGTTTGAGCATTATTTCCAGACCTTCTCAAAAGCAGGAACCGCCGACTATATTTTAAATAAATATCCCGATTTTATCAGGACGAGAACCAGGATAGTCAAAATTATGTCCAGTCCGGCGTACCATGGGGAAATGTATGGTGTAAAGAACTACTGTGAGTCATACATAACAGAGGAGCAGGCACAAAAAATCAACGAAGTATCCAGCCAAAAAACTTGGACAGATTGCAGGAGGCGTATTTATATTTTCTCCGGCTTGATGAAATGCCCGATTTGCGGTTGCAGGCTTTCCGGGTGTGCAATAGGCAAAAAAGGAAAAAAGTACAAAGTATATCACTGCCCCCACTCTGTCGCACAAAAGCACAAGACCTACACGCGATCAGAAAAAAAATTAGAAACATATATGCTCGATCACATCGAAGAAAAAATACAGTTAGATGTATTAAGGGCAGAAGGTCGTGTGAAGGCAACCGGAAACGATGCGGAAAAGAGAAAGAAAAAATTATCCAGTGAGTTGGGAAGAATCAACAAGATGTTTGAAAAAGGCAGGATAACGGAAGAATACTATGACGAAAGATACGAGGCTATATCAAAAGAACTATCCCAGACTGCCGCAACGGAAGAGTTGGAAACTAAGAAAAAAATACAAAGCAGATTTCCTGACGGTTGGAAAGACATGTATATGCAGTTAGACGAACAAGGCAAGCAGGTGTTTTGGAAAAGTATTGTAAAAGAAATAAAAATATCCCCCAACGAATTTGTGGAGGATATTATATTTTTTTAGTTTTTGTTATGCAGTAACTAGCCGTAACCACCAGATTAAAGCTAGTTACTACATAACTAAATATTAAAAATAAAGGAGATACAGTTACATTATACAAAAAGAAAGAGGATGTTTCAAGCACCCTCTTTTATTTTTCGCAAAACTGACCGATATTCACGCGGGTACATTGCTTCGATGGCTTTCATGTGTTCGTCAAGCACGCGTAATAAGTGCTCAAAGTCTGCGTTTCGGGCGATTTCTTTAAATTCAGAATCCGGCTCGGAACTGTAAGAGTAGTATGATGTGTTGGAAGATAGTTGGTTCGGTTGTTGATTGCTCATTAAATTATTGCGTACATTGTATAAAATCGAAAGCCGTTCGCAAGTGGCGTAGGTTGTTTTTCCTGCCTCTAATGCCGCAATTTCGGCATTAATTTCGTCCATATTAATCATTGCGGCACTCCTTTCTCTTATCGGTCTAATTCTGCTAATGCTCTGCCTAGTGCTGCCTGATCTGTACTAGACAGATTACTGTCGTGCATCATGTCTTTGATAGTTTCTTTTACCTGCATTTTTGCATCATTGTAAGAGTAATGCCCCCTCACATAGTGCTGACCTCTACGAGCGTTGCTATAGTCATCGTAATCTATGTCAGGATAACGCCCGCGACTGTATCTTCCTGACGTGTCCCAGTCGCCGCCACGGCTGTATTCGCCTTCACCTTCCAGATACATGATTTTGTCAATATTTTTGATTGTGTCTGTCAGTTTGTGGACTGCTTCTAAATCCCCGGCGCTCATGTCGCCTTTGTTGGAAATCTCGTCTAACTCTCTGCACATCATCTTTTTTAATTTGTGTAATGATTCCATTTTTCGCCCTCCTTTACGCTACTCTCTCGGCGATTAAATTGCTATTGGCTATACTAATTGCCTGCGTAGATGTATTTTCGACTGCGATTGTTATGCAACATCCGCGCGGCACGTCAATAAATGCCGCCGTAAATACATTAAAATATTCGCCTACGGCTGCAGGTGTTACGATTGCTGTCGCACTATTTAATGGTTCTCCGGCGATTGCCAGGGCAATAGAAATAGGTGTCACAGTTCCACCGGCGGGTATGGCGATATTAGCCCCGAAGCTGACCTTATAGCGCGCCCTGCACTGGTTTGTAAGGCCTCTAAGGGTCACAATTCCTGCCCCCTCCCGGTGTGTAATACAGCTACCGCACTTTACGGCTGTCTCTGTGAGCGGTAAATTCTGCCCCGCTGCCACGGTTACAATATTGCTATTAGTAAATTCTGCCACGTTATCACTCCTTTTTTAATAATAAACGGCGGAACGATTGCGCCGCTATAAGCATCATCGGCACAAGCCGAACAATCCCGTCAACGCAGGAAGCTGCTAATTATAAAATTTTAGCATCCGCAACTGGTATTGCATCCACAGTTACCGTACTGATATGGTGCGGAAACCGGAAAAGCTGGAACCGGTCTAGGGTTGTAATAAGTAAACTGACCCTGCATATATGCCTTCAATGTTTCATTCTGTGATGCCTGAGAAGCCGCTAACTGTGCCGCAAATAACTGCTGATTCTGCTCGGCAATCTTAGCGTCCTTAGCTTCGATTCTCTGCGCTGTAAGAGCATCAAGGATGGCTCTGGCGTTGTTGTTCTGGTTGTCAATGATATCTCTTGTGTTGTTTGCGTTGTTAAAATTCGTCTGGCAGAAGCCACTTGTAACTTCCTGCTGGATTGCGTTAGAATTCATTGCCATGTTGTAATTGACGCCCGCAATAGCTTGTTTATTATCACAACAGCACTGTGCTAACTGTGCCTGCAAAGCGTTAAAACTCTGCATATCTGCAATCTGTCCCTGCTGGATTGCATTTCGTGTATCATACCCGTTCTGCTGGATTGTGCTATTTGTTCCTGCAAATCCGTTGAGAAGAGAGGTATTCATCGCATAAAATCCATCACAAATACCGCTGTTGATGGCATCACCCTTGCGCTCAAGGGAGGAAATGCCGCTATCAATCTGGCGCTGTAAGGTTGCAAAGTCAGAAGCTAATACATAGTTGTCTACCGCGCCTCCGCCGCCGTTATTCCATCCATTTCCGTTTCCCCATCCACAGAAGATGAAAAGGAAAAGAATGATAATCCACCAAGCACCGTTACCCTCGCCAAATGCGCCGTTATTGTTGCCTGTGACTGCCGCCAAATCTGCCGGGCTCATTCCGTCTGTTGTTAATCCCATGAAATCACTCCTTTTTATTTATTTAAAACCCTTTAAAAGGTTTTGAAACTGTGTTGCCATGCCCTGCAACTGGTTATACTGTTGCTGGCTCATTTGCCCGCTATTTAGCAGGTTTTGCACTTCCTGCTTCGGGTCCCCCTGAAACTGCTGTTTGAACTGTTGAAACTGCTGTATCATCTGCATTGGATTGAGATTCATTCAATATCCTCCTTCTTAACGTCTCCATTTGCCTCTCTAAGGCGTTTAAGCGTTCCTCGTAGTTGATTGGTTGACTAGATTGCGAAAGCTCCGCTGTGGGCGAATCTGTGCCTTTACGCTTGTATTCAAACACCTCTAAAAACGGTCTGCCCGTCTGGTCTGCTCTTTTTTCGTAAAAAATTGGTGCTTGGCTGTCCCACAGGCGAACAAAAGAGTTTGGTGCTACTAAATACGCCTCCGCCGCGCCCTGTCCTTGTACCCAAATCCGTTCATCGGGATTGTTCTGCTGTTGCATTTGTTGAGGCGGTGCCTGCTGTTGTTTTAATCGGTTGAGCTGGTCGAGATAATCCGGTTGTGGATATTGCGGGTACTGTGGATATTGTTGTGGATATTGTGGATAACCCAACATTTATTTTCCTCCTTCCCTCCAGTAATATATTGGTGTCATTGCTCCACTGTCCCACGTGTCGTAGTAATTACCGTTAATTACTGCTATAACGTGCCCTGACAGTGCTAAAATATAAGCCCCTTCTGGGTGATTGTTTGCAAATTCCGATACAGTGCAAGTCATGTACTCATCGGGGATTATGTAGCGATTAAACCCCTTATCTTTGAGGTATGCACCCCACACCGCATTAGCTGAGGGCATATCTGACAACATTAAGCCGTACAGGGCAAGTTGTATATATGTTTCTTCCCACGTTTGCTTTGTAGCTTTTGAGATAGCACGCACAGTACAATCTCCCACTTTTGCCGCCGCTGGGTTAGGATTCCAATATTGATACATTTTTTGCCCTCCTTATAGTTTTATTATCGCAAAAAAATAAGCGTGTCACCACGAAGGTAACGCGCTTATTTCTCGCATGATTTTTAGTTATCTTTAGTTTCTTAAAGGCTATTTATGTACGGAATTGTGCCGGGAACTAACAAAATCTTTTCTACGGCACAACTCCACAGCCCCTGTAATCCTCTCGTGCTTATATCCATTTTCTCGGCGGCTTGCTCCTGTGTTAATCCATCAAAAAGCAAGTACTGTACAGTTTCGCGCTCCCGTAAGGTTAAGCGGGCACACGACAAGGCGTAATCAATAAATTGTTTATCGCCTAATTTCCAGAGTTTTTTAATCAAACTTCTGTTCACTGCATCACCTCAACACGCAAAAATTACGTAAATTTATTTCGTTTTGTCTAGTCCTAAAATTGCTCTGACTTTGTCCGGCAATAAATCGGGGTTGATTTTGCCGATGTTCTCCACAATAGAGCCTAGTTCCATCAAAATGATGTATACACACACGCCTGCGGCAATAGGCACCCGAAAGTCCAAGTCTACATATCTCTGCGCATAGTCGATAAGATACGCAAGCACCACGAGCATAATGGAACCAAATTTATGATACAATCCTTTTCTCATTTCTGAGGATTTCCACTTGTGGTTAGCGCAGGCGGCTACTCCGCCACTAGTCAAATCAAAAACTACAAAAATACAAGTTATTAGTGGCAACATAATATCTACCATCTCCATTCCTCCTTAAAAATTATTTTTCTTTTGTTTTTATAAATTAATTAAAGCCCTCTTTAGTTAATTATTTTCCGCTTTCGCTTCTTTTTCCTTATTAGCATTCATCAACTCATTATACTGTTCCTCTGTAATCCTGCCCGTTGCGAAGAAAATATCAATCTTATTCTTTAAATCGTCTGTCAGACCGTTTCTTTCTTTAAGTTTTAATAATGTTCTGTATAGCATATATCATACCTCCAATTCTGTTAATGCTACTGCATATTCGCTGTTGACATAGGCTTCTGCCGCCTGTGTGTCGATGTCCTGAGTACGTGTGTCTATATCATATATGTACTCCCTCGTATCGCCTATTTGCTGTTTTACGTAGTTCCAACCATTAGCCATGCTTATTGGATAATTGAATACTGTCAGTCCGTCTAACTGGTCAGAAGATACTTCTATATTTGTTACTGGATAATTTGTGGCGAGGGATTTAAAAGCTTGTATCTGGTCTGATGTTAAGTCTATTTCTTGAGGTGTGACAAGCTCCGCAAAAAATGTAGTATCTCCGAAAATATTTGAATTTATCTGTGCGTCTGTAGACCAATTCTCTAAACCAAAATTTGAATAGATGTCATTGACCATTAAACCATCTGCATAAGTTATGAGTGTTTTTGGTAAATTCCACCCATTTTTTACAAAAATATAATTTTTACACAAAATAACTGATTTTGCATCCAAGTATTCAATAACATTTTTAGACCGAAATGACACATATCCATTGCTTTCATTCAATCCAGTTTGATATTTTGTTGCATCGACCCAGTTTAATTCCTTTAACTTCTTTTGAATTATCATTCTCACCAATTTTTCCCGTTCCACATCCACATAATCCGCAACATACTGCTGTCCGTTGATTGTGACGTTACCACCTGAATTTACAGGGATTGCGTTCAATGTGTATGGGAGAGTGACGGTCTGTTCGTGGTAGGGTTGGAAATCTGTAGAAGCAGAGCCTTCTTCAACTTGTGGGTATATCGTAAAATTATTTAATATGGTTCCACTTAATATTCTGCATATAAAGAAAGATATTGTTGCTCGATTTTTAATTTGTCCGTCTTCTAGAATAGCCACTGTCGTATATATACCTGGTTTCCCTACATGAAACTGAATTTTGCTATGCCCACTTTTTTTGACAATGTATGTTTTTTGACTATCCAGGGGAAGCCTATTTACAGTATCGAAAGCTCCATAAATATAAAAATCCGTATCGACTGTTGGCGTTCCGTTCAAAGTATAAGTCCCATCGCCATTATTTATACAGGTCACCCCGTTCAGCGTAATAGTCTGCAATGTCGCATTTAGCAAATTCTTCCCAACAATCTTAACTGTCGGATTCACAACACTCTTAATCTCCTGCGGATAGTCAGGAGAGGGCGATGGTTGACCGCCGGTGTATGGTTCGTAGGCGGTGGCTTCGGTGCCGAGTTCGAGCATAGGATAAATCGTGAAATTATACGATTTTCCTACTGTCAATCCCTCTAAAAATAAACTACAGTATTCATTACTTGCGCCTGTCTCAAATGTGCAACTTAATTGATTTTGCATAATTCTATGTGTTTGATAATTAGCATCGTCCAATTTAGTTCGCCCTAATTTTAAACCAATCACAATATCTGGCTTTTTGTCAACTGAAAAAGTATACGTTGCATTATCAATATGGCATTCATTATTTAATTTTGTAATATTTGACCAATTAGACGTTGAAGTACCCGTCACAGATATACTTCCATCCGTATTCATTGTGGCCAAAAGACCGTTTACACTATCTTGTGCATCGGCTTCGGATAATTTCAGTAAATTCTACCCCATGGTACTTTTCTGCTCGCTCTTTCCATACACCATCATATCCGCTATTTTTCCATCATCGGAATCCGCTAAGTGGTTCTCCCCATTGTTTGTTGCGTAAAATTTGGAGATTTTGGAACTGGATAAATTGCTTAAATCTTCCTTTAGCAAACCAATTTCTTTCTTTAGCGGGCCAAGGTCTCCTGATGTTCCCCTACGTTTCGAGAGTGCATACGCCTCATCTCCCGTTAAACCACTTTTTCTCATGTCCTACACCTCCCTAAAGTAAAAACCACTTGCTATCAGGGGCATAAAAGCCATATAATTCCCCTGTGTCTACACATAACGCCGTTGAACCACTTGCAACATAATGAGGTAATTTGTCCACCTCAGAAGACTTACCCCAATAATATCGCTTACTTCCGTCCGTATCTATGCAATCCCAGCCGCCTAAATCGTGTATAACATCTCCTTTGTGGTATGTCTGCCCGTCAATAATTATTGTCCCACTAGCTATCATGCTTTCGCCTCCTTATGCATAAATTGTATCAGATATCCTCTGCATCTTCGTAATCTGGAAGTGTTTTGAGATACTTATAAGCATCTTCAATAGTCATATTCTCTTCATACTCTTTCTCATATGTAACAGCGGCTCTGTACGGTCTGTCACCGTTGCTTTCCATAGCTCTACCAATCTCATCTACATAAGATACTACAGCTATTGAATCATGACTGTTGATTGTAGATTGGATATATAATATTCTGTGATAATTAGTAACTACGCCATCGCTTTGACGGATTTCTTTTTTTAAAGCCAATTTTATTCCTCCTATGAGAATGTTATCTTAATATTAGCATAGATGCCGCAAGGACTATTGTTTGTAACATCTGTAGTATTTGGCATTGTTGCAAATACATGGATGCAGCCTCCACTAAGCGTTGAGTGTACAGCATATTTGCTAGGTTTGACATATTTTGTTGACGAGCCACCATACAAATACTTATTATTTTGTCGGACCATAAGCCCTTCCACACTTGTTACTGTTACCGTCGGGTTCCCAATTATTGGTTTTGATAATGGAATTATAAAAATGACATCCTTGCCGGAACTCGTAATATATCCAGCAGTACCAAAAGTTGCACTGATCGAATCGCCAGCGCAAAAATATGGTCTCCAAGCCCCTAAATAGGTGGATAAATATATTCTCCCTGCATCCAACTTTATTACGTCCGAAGACACAATCTTTGTATTAGAGTTATCAGCATATATCCCATTTCCAATGCTTTCGTACAAATCAGTATAGGATGTTCCACTTTTTACAGATAACGAGAGACTCATATTATCTTTTGCACTATCATAATATAATTCAAGCGCAGCCTTACCACCGGCATTAGTATTACCTGCATCTTTTGTTTGCTGTGTTGATACAACAATGTTGTTTTGTGACTTTACGACCGAGCCAGCGCCACTATAAACAGGGTCTCCGTCTTCATTCACTACTTTAATATCTGTAATTCCAAATCGTACAATTTCGCTGTTATTGTTGCGCACGCACATTCCATTTGCGTCAAGTAACGCGTTCTGTCCAAGCGTATTTCCTCGCATATCACCGACAACTAATCCAAGTCCTTCGATATATTTCATGAAGTTGGTTGCAACTTTAGCAGCCTCTGCTATCTTGTCTTCCTGACTGCTAAAGTTTTCCTCAGTAATATCTTTAAAGTTCTCGTAGGATTTCTTTACCTTAGTAGCTGTCTTATTCGCTTTAATTGCAACAGAGTCATCCGTAGGTGGTGCTGTAATGTTTCCTGTTAACCATGCTTTTCCGCCGCTGACACGGATTTTTACTGTGTCACCTGTCTTACAATTAATCGCCATCTGTGCGGGGGTTTCATCTGCTCCACCGTCAATGTGGACATATGCTGTTTTTTCGTCAACCCGAAGGACTTTTGCAACCGTGTCGTAAGGCTTTGTTTTGCTTTCTTTCATTGCCGAGGCAATCTCTTTTATGAAATCATTCAATGCTCTCTACCTCTTCCTTTGTCCGGCATCCATGTTCAAGCGACAAGGTTTGTGATGTTATTCTGAATTTTCCAGTAAGGCCATGTCTCGGATAATTTAGAAAGACCACATCTCCTAAAAGAACGTCCTCGAAAAATCGCCGGCTGTACTGTATCGTTCTGGCAGGATTCTGCAATTCTTTTAGTTTTCTAACGGCGTATGCCGCTATGTTTTCCCCAGAGGATAATTCGACGCCTGTTTCTGATTTCCACACTTCCCTACCACGATTTACCGTTGATAAAAAGCTATCTGGACTATCATCCCTTGCAATAGCCACTCCGTAATCATCGTGTATCGCCATGAAACAATTTGGTGTATCGTACCAATTAAATGTGTCTGTTACGTCGCACTCCACGATGTCATTTGCGTTGATTCCCACTGTAAGACTGCTATTATTATCATTTGCACAGATAACAATACTTCCATCACCAAGTATTCGTATTCTCCATCCAATAGCATCTAATATGTGTAACGTCATCGTGAGCCTTGTTTCTCCATCTTCTGCAACAATATTCTCTGTAGTAATCGGGGATGTTCCCTCGACATATACGGGGGCAGGAATGCAATCATTAAGCAGATTTTTAATCTGTTTTGCTCCGCTACCGGCTGGTGCATAATAACCACGCGGCAGAATTACATCATCTGCCGGCTTGAGAACAGAATAGCAGTCAATGTTGTAAGTCTCTCTCACACCATCAAGTTTTCTTTCCGGGAAGGCAGTCAAGCCGGTAAATAGTGCTACTTTTGCTCCTGACCCTCCCTGTATAGCCTGTAGGTAAATGCGGACCCAGCACTCATTGTCTGTTATCTTTTCTGTCATTGTGACGGAGGCAGATTCTCTTAAATCTGACGTGCTGTCTCGGTCAATACTGCCCTCAGTAAATTCAAATTCTTGCTGGTCTGTCCACGTCTTGGGGTCAACTGTCGTCAAAATATATCTTGCTGAAAATCCTTTGCTCCAATCCATCACATCACCTCGCTAGGATGCTCTGCACTCCACTGCTCTTCCGTCACAGCATCCAGTTCTTCCGAATCCACTTTTTTTATCGTCAGGGAGAAATCTGTTCGCATTTTGTTACTATGGTCTTTTTTCTCCGATACCTGTATGTCGCAGGAAAACGATGAGCCATCCGGTGTCCTAACGTGACATATTCCGGGATACGTTGCGAGCCGCCTCATTTGCTCAATCATCATTGGTTCTGTTAGTGAGATACTTACTGCATCAATTTTTAAATCACGAGTGACTGCAGGATTCCAGTCACCTTGTACGGAGCCGCCAAGATAAACTGTCCTCTCGAAATCTTTATCCCATGAGTTATCTAAATCAAGGTTATACTGGATTTCGATAGATTCACCGTCAAAATCAATGATTGCCTTTTTATATTCGATGGAAAAATCGCTATATAACCACGCAAACGAACTATCTGACGTTATATAGTCACCGTTGGCAGTTTTATTTACAACCAGTATGCCGCCGTACTCATTTAACGCTGGGTATGGGTCAACATATTTCTGTCCATAAACCCCATTTTCCAGAATCAATTCTGCTCTGTCTACACTCATCCGATACAAGTCGAATGTATCCCCATCAGCATATGTGGTTGGTTTAGCAACAACAATACTCGCTGTTTTGTTGTCTGCAATCGTATTTACAGTGGCCGTTGGTACTTCCGGCTGGTGTTTCCACCGTACAACAAACGGTATCTTTTTTTCTGCCACATGGTCATAAATATCTGTAAATGCAATCTGTATGCTGTACCTTGCACCGTCATCCATCTGCCCGATCAGGTCGCTTAAGCCAATAGCATAGCTGTCTGTTTCGTTGCCAGTAAAACTAGCAATAATTTCATTGGCAAAATGTTGTTCCTTTAATCCGTCCGGGCGCAGAATATAATAATCCTCGTCCCTGACAATCGTTACTTTTGCTGTGCCAGCAGAATCCCCGAAGGAAGGGACTATTGTTAATGGTAGCTGCTCTAAATAATTTGTTGTACCTTCCGATGATTCTGGTACTGTCTGGTCGCTCGTTTCCGTGGTAACATCGCCAGAATTATATGCAGTTGATTCCGAAACAAGATTTGTTGTCACGCTGTTTATCGCAGGTTTTGCAACAATTTCAACAGCCACAGAATCTGACCATGCCCCTTCCTTTCCTCCCTGTGCTGTAACCATTGCTTTTAAATAATGGATTTCTCCTACATTCCATAGATTGCTCAAAAGGCCACTTGCAGTATAGATTTTATTAATGTTTTCAATAGTTTCCGATAATGTCTCCATGCCGGAAGACATCATTAAAACAACGACGTTTCCATCTTTGCCTTTAACTGGCTCATCGTTAACCGCTTCCGCTATTTTTATGCTCGCTTTGCTGTTTCCGGTATAGCCGACACTACAAATAACTGTATCGTCCAGGGCAAGATAATTTTCTGTCGTTGCAAGCGTAGGAGTTGTTGGGGTCTCACTCAGAGATACGGAAACCGTATCAGACCAAGGAGATAACACTTCCTCATCCCCGGACGTATCCCGCAATCTTACGCGGAAATAATATGTTTTTGCCGATTCTAGGGACCCGATATGCCACGTGGTTTCCCTGTCCTCCACGTCATAAGTAGTTGGGGCTTCCGTACTAATCCATGCGTCCTCGTGGTCTGCCCACGCAACGGTAGCCGCATCCGCATTTTTCCACGACCAATCCCATGTTAGTTCCACGGTATCAGTTGCCACCGCCATTGCAGTTATATTTTTCGGCGGGACTGCAATCTTTCTTGTTTCCGAATAAATCCACCCAGACTGCATGAGAGGGCTAAGTTTGTAGGTAGTGCCAGTCGCTCCATTTTGAGGTGTGGAAGTTCCGGTAAAATTCTTGAGGGCAATCTGGTATTCAGCGCCGCCGGAAACGTCCGGACACGTAACTGTGATTGTGCCCTCTTTGTCGGTGACCGCAATAATGCCTTTTTCCTCGTTGTCTATTTTCATCCAGATTGCTGTTTTGGCGTCAGGAACCTCCGTATTTCGCTCAACGCTATTGATGGTAAGCGTTGTTCCCGTTGCCGATACCGTATCAAATGACGGGGATTTTAAAGCCCCTCGTGCCGCTACTCGTGGCTCGGAATACGCATATTTTTTATCGTGCGTACTTTGCACCCTTGTCCACATGATCTGGTCTTCCGCTATGCCGTCGTCCGTGTTAAAATCTGCTGACACCGTATAATCATGGTACGCAACTGTTACTCCTGTACTCCACGATGTGCCAGTATACCTCTCTCCACTTTCTGGCGTGTCTATGGCGTATTGTAACTCCATAGAATCCACAGGGCGGTCCCGTGGCGATGCCTGCACCCAGTTTGCCCATACATAGCGGCTAGAGGAGCCTATCTCTTTGCTCCCTGTACTCTGTATATTTGGACGCTCTGGGATGCTGTAATAATGGTATGCATAGCTCCAACCGGAATCTCCGGCACACCCTCTCGATTTTGCCCTTACAATACGGCAAAATGTCTTGTTTTGTGTCGGGGAACCATCCTCTGTTATCGCCCATGTGCCAGACGCTCCCGTATAGGATGCATTGGTAAAGCGAGCGTTTGCAATGGCGCCCTTATAGTTTGTCATTAATGCGGTCTGTACCTGCGTCCTTGCAAAATGCCTTGCATCATTTGCCTCGTATGAGGTATTCCAAGTAAATGTACCTTTATTTGCGCCAGTATCATCAAGAGAATAAGAAACGGAAGGGGCATTTGGTGCATAAATGGTAAATGTCTTTGTGGAATGTGCGGCTGTATAGGTATGCTTTTTATCACTTTTTGTTTTGCCCTTTACCTTAAACTCTATCGCATTTAATAATTTTGATGAGGCAGGATAATAATTTTTTGCATCAAGCGCGACTGTTTTTTTAGTTGCTGATTTCCCCACATTTATTTCTTTCCATTTTGTCCAATCCCACTTGGAAGCACCGGAATTTTTTGTATGTAGGCGGTACCACAGCCACTGCCCATCCTCATATTTTTTTGCCGGTATCTTCCAAGATATTGTAAATTTCAAACCGTCTCTCGATATAGACAGACCGCTAGGAGCAGCAGACTTTTTCTTTGCCATTATGCCATTTTCACCTGCCTTCTAAGCTCACTTGCCATTCTTCTTCCCCATTCTTCCGGGTTATCTGCACCGTTTACAGTTACATTAATAGTTACATCGTTTTTCGTTCCCTGTGTTGCCTCTTTGATATCGTTCATCAGTCTGCTACGACCGTACAGCATCTCGTCTCCTGCTTCTCCTGCTCCAAACAAGGTGGCATCAGAAAATACATATGGGCTTTCCATGGCTTTTTTATACCAGCTAATGTGGAATGATGGCAGGGAACCCTTTCCCCCAATACCGAACGGAGCTTTTCCGCCGGAAACACTCAGGTGCGGTAGGTTTAGGTGTGGAAGAGACCAGCTAAACTTTAAGGCGCTCTTAAACCGTCCAGGGAAGCTTTTTACAAGGGATACTGCCTTAGTAAAGATACTTTTAACAGCCGATGGTATCTTAGTAAATGCTCCTTTTACAGCCGATAAAATACCATTTCCCTTAAATGCTCCCTTGAATCCGTTTACAGCATTTTTAGCGGCACCCTTTAAAAGAGAAGGGAGATTTTTGACCCCTTTTATTATGCCGGTAACAATGTTTTTACCAAGCGAAAACCAGTTAAACGCTGTAAATACGCTTACGATTGCTGTGATAATCTTCGGTAAATTAGCAATTAATAACGGAATCGCACGAACTAAGCCAATCGCTAAATTTGTTATGATTTTTACTCCTGTTGCAAGGATTTTTGGCGCATTATCGTTAATAATGCCAGCCAAATTCGTTATGATTGTAGGTACATATGCAATCAATACAGGAATAGAATTAATCAGCCCTTGAGCAATATTCTGGATAAGTGTCAGGCCTGCATTTATCAATTTGCCTGCGTTGCTCCTCAATGACTCTGTAAATTGTGTCAGCATCGGCAACGCCTGCCCCAAAAAGGTCGGGATGCCCTGAGTCATGCCGTTAGCGATAGTCGTCAGCAAATTAACTCCGACCGATGTAAATACATTTAGCCCTGTGGAAATCGTAGAGGCAAGATTATTTAACAGTTGGCTGACAGCAGTTGTAATACTGCCAGAATTTTGAGTAACGCTTGAAATTAAACCGTTTA